CGGAGACGGACGGCCCGGCGGTGGAGGTGCCGTACCCACCGCCGGTGGACTGGGTGCCGCCCTTCGCCTCGGTGATCGTGCCCGGGTGCGGCCCGCCGTGGGTCCCGGTCCGGCCCGAGGCACCGGTGCCGGAGCCGCCTTCACCGCCCTTGCCGTCGTCACCTGAGCGCCCGCCCGCGCCGCCCGCGAGGGCCTTCAACGAGCCCGACGGGGAGGACAGCCGGATCACGGTGGCGCCACCGCCGCTGTCCCCACCGTTCCCGGTCTTGCCCCGGCCACCGGCCCCGCCGCCGCCGAACGTGGCGTAGCCGCCGTTGGCGTGGTCGTTCGGGATGCCGGGTGCCCCGCAGCCGACGAAGTAAATCTGGCCGGGGGTGACCGCCAGGGTGCCTTCGACGTGCCCGCCCCGGACCCCGCCGGACCCGGCCCCGTCGAGGGAGACGGTCATGGAGGTGACGCCCTCGGGGACCTCGAACGTCTCCCAGCCGCCGGTGTAGGTGTACTCCTGGCTCGCCATCAGCCGATGTCCACCAGCATCTCGGTGATGTGCACCGCCTGGGCTGGGTCCGTGGTGCCGGTGCCGCCCCCGGCCTCGACGTAGATGTAGAGCGTCCCGGCGAGGTATGCGGTGTAGCAGTCCTCCGCCGAGGTAGTCATCAGGTTCAGGTGGTAGGCGACGTCTGCGAAGTCGTTGGGAGCCCCGTGGTCACCGCTGTTGAACGGCGCGCTCAGGTCGCCCGCGATGATCGGGAACCCGGTGGCGTCGGAGATGTAGACCTCGCAGTTCATGTCGTACCAGTCCGTCGAAACCGTCATCGCCACCCGCAGCAACGGGTCGAAGAACCACGCCTCGGGGATGCCGGGCGGCAGCGTGAAGTAGCCGGTGCCCGGGGAGTCGCCGGGAGCCAGCCGGACGTAGGAGGTGTCGCCGTCGTTGGTGGCCCACTGCACGTCCGGCCCGACCAGGTCCGCGATGAAGCGCGTGCCGTTCGTCGGGTCCGCCACGCCGAAGCCGTTGTTACCCGGCCAGAAGTCTGTGGGTACCAGCAGGTTCGGGTCGGTCGGTGGCGGGGGCGGCTCGGGCGGCTCCTCGACCACGACCGGACGCGGCCGGGTGAACGCGCCGTTGCGCGAGTACAGCGACATGTCGATGATCGGCGGCTGCTGGGTCTGCGGCAGGTCGACGGTCACGATGTAGCCAACGCCGCAGGTCAGGACCGGCCACTCGAACGGGGACCCGTCCGAGCCGAACACCAGGCTGTCGGCCCGCCGCTTCCCGCCGCCCGGGGTCGACAGGTAGACCTGCTTGTCGCTGCCGTCGAACACCAGCGTCGAGTTCGCCGGGATGTAGGAGAACACGATGTCGCCGCAGAAGTTGCACGGGTCGCTGGCCGGTGACCCGGAGCCCAGCACGTCGGTGTAGAACCGCAGCCGCAGCGCGCGCACCTCGTAGCCGGGGGTCCTGATCTGGAGGTAGGGCATCATGTCGCCCCAGGTCGGCACCATGTCCTGCGGCACGGTGAACTGCCGCCGGACGTAGTTGACCGGGAAGTCGAAGCAGGTGATGTCCACCGACGGCAGCCCGGGGGGCGGGATCACGAACGGGCAGGACGGGTCGTACACCGGCTGGTACTCGACCTTCGGGCAGGCCACCTCGGTCTGGATGTAGCCGTCCGCGTCGAACATGCCGCCGTCGGGCACGATCCCGTCGACGTAGGGCACGTCCACCGCCGGGTCGCCGAACCCGACGACGAGGGGAATCTCCTGGCTCCACTCGTGCGGGTTCGCGGCGACCGCCGTGAAGCCGACCACCCAGGCCGCACCGCCGTCGGAGATGAACTGCTTCTGCTGGATGGCCGGGCCGACGGTCAGGGTGACGTTGCGCAGCGTGGTGAGGTAGTCGGTCAGACAGTCGGACAGGTCGTCGGGCTGGTTGCGGCCAGCCTCCGTGATGACCCCGGTGGCCGGGTCCAGGGCGTAGACGATGCGCGGCCGGTACTCGGTCATGTCCAGATGCGGCTCGCAGCGCAGGTAGCACAGGTCGTTGCCAGCGCAGTTCCCCGACGCCGGTCCGATGCAGGGCCGTCCGCCGAGCACCTCACGCAGCCAGCGCATCCCGGCCTCGGCGCCGCACACGGTGCGCCCGATCAGCGCGACCTGGAACACGATGGTCTTGGTGGTGTTGCGGATGCCGCCGACCACGCCACCGTCCCCGATGTTCTCCGTGACGGTGCCCTGCCAGGTGGAGTCCTCGGTCCCGGCGATCGAGAGCGGGTAGACGCCGAGGAAGTCGAAGGTGTCCGGGTCGCGGTAGTCGGTCCACGGCGCCTCGTCCTGCAACGGGCTGGAGTAGACCGGGTCACCGAGCAGGGGCTGGAGCGACTCGTTGGAGTAGGCGGGCTTGAACCAGCCCAGCCCGGAGTTCAGCGCGTACGCCTCGGTGCGGCTGGCGTTGATGACCTCGACACCGCCGTACTCGTAGTAGCCGTCCCACGCCACCGGGGCCTCCTTGTTTAGTGACTAAACGGATCAGATGTAGGACGCGGCAACCAACTGGTTGACCGTCTCCCGGGCCACCGCAGCCGGGTCCTTCGTCGGGGTGACGACGGTGAGCCCGCCGACGTTGACCGTGTGCCCGTTGTTGTTGGTGGTGGTGTTCGTCTTGCCCTGGGCGATGGCGGACAGTGCGCGCACCGCCGGGTCGACCTGGGACAGCGGCCGGTTCAGCGGGACGATCGCCTCCGGCCCGGCCTCGCCGACCATTCGCACCTGCGGTCCTACGACGACCGCACCCATCGCAGTGACCGGGATGCGCTGCACCTTGTAGAGCACGCCGACGGTGGTCGACTTCGGGAGGCCGTTCAGGTGGTGCTGCAAGGTGGCGATCTGGTCGATGGCCTCCTGCCCGCCGTCGATCGTGATGCCGATGGTGACCTGCTTCACGCCACGGATGGAGTCGTTCACCCGGTTCCGCCACTCGTCGAAGGCGTCTGCTGCCGCCTTGAGTTTGTTGTGCAGTGGCGGCAGCCAGCCGAACGCCTTCTCCGCTCCGTGCAGGATCAGGCTCAACTTGCCGAGGATCGCATCGACCATGTCGGCGAACGCATTCCGCACGCCGTCCTTCATCGCCACGGCGGCCTTCTTGATGAGGCCGAACAGGTCGATGAGTTCCGGCAGGCCGGAGGCGCTGATCGCAAACGGCAGGATCTTCAACGCGGCGGCGAGGGCGCCGACGGTGTCCTTCGCCAGCGACCGGTTCTCCGGGGTGTCGAGTTTGTCGAACGTCTTGATGATGCCCTCGATGGCGCGGCCGATCGCCTCGGCCATGCTCTTGCCGTCGGCGAACCACTTCTCCAGCGCCTTCGGGTGACCGCGCAGCCAGTCGTTGAACGACTTCACCTTCGCCGACATGTCGTCGATGATCGAGTCGCCCGCCTTCTTGCCGGAGTCCCCGAACAGCAGCAGGCCCAGCGATGTGCCGACCTGCTTCAACAGGTCCCACAGGCTCCGGGTGGAGTCGAGCGCCTTGTCCATGAACGACTTGATCTGGTTCTGGCCCTTCGCCGAGTTCGACCAGTCCGAGAAACTCTTGGTGATCTTCTCCAGCCAGTCGAGGAACTTCTTGCTGCTGGGCGTGAGGCCCTCGAAGATGCCGCCGATGCCGCCGATGGTGTTCTTGGCGATGGTGCCGAGTTGGCGGATCGCCCCGGGGATGAACTGGTCCATCGCCTTGATGAAGTCCTGGAATCCTTTGCTGGTGGTGGCCTTGGCGAACTGGACGATGACGTCGCCGATCGCGCCGGAGATGTCCTTGATGAGCGGGGTGATGCCTTTCAGCGACTTGCCCAGGATGGGGGCGGCCTTGTTGATTCCGGCGACGATCCCCTCCTGCGCCACCTTCCGCAGATCCTTGAACTCCTTGACCATCGGCTTGATGGACTCGGCCAGTGCCGTCTTTGACGCCTTGCTCATCCCCACGAACGCCAGCGCGACGGTGCCCAGCCCGAACGCGACAACCGGCAGCAGACCGGCGACCGCGCCGAGCGCGCCAACCAGCGCGAACGAGATGGACGAGGCGAGTGCGACCAGGGCGGCGGCGATCGAGGAGATGGCTCCGACGACCGGCCCGGAGATGAGGACGATCCCCGCGAGGACAGCGAGCCCGGCGGCCCCCGACTTGCCCACCTCTGCGGCTACCGCCCCGAAGCCGGAGAGGCCGCCACCGGCCTTGGTGAACGTGTCCTGGATGTGCCTCCCGGCATCTTCGAGTCCACCGACCACGGCACTGATGGCCTTGATCGGGGCAGACACGAACGAGCCGATGAAGTTCACGAAGTTGTTCCGCGAACCCTTGCCGAACGCCTTGCCGAAGGCGTTCCCGAACTCGTCGATCCCGTGGCGCAGTTTGCTGATGTGCGGCTCCACCTCCTCGGCTGTCTTGCCGACACGGCCGATGACCCGGTCGGCTTCCTTCGCGGCGTCGATGCGGATTCGACCGACCGCAGCGCCCACCCCCTGGAACGCGGTCTCGATCTTCTTGGCCGCCGGGCCGAGGCTGCTCAGGGTGCGGAGGAAGTCGTGGGTGGTCTCGTCCATCTGGCGGCGGAAGTCCCGCTCCCACTTGATGGCGGCCTGGCGCACCTTGTCGTTCTCGACCTCGATCTGACTCTGCGCCTTGCGAATCTCCCCGCTGATGTTGCTCAGCCGGTGCGAGATGGTGCCGAGGTCCCCGGAGTCGCGCACGCCCTCCTGGATGTTGTGCCCGATCAGGACGCCGACGTCACCGAACTGACGCTCCAGCCGCTTCGTGAACCGCTCCCACTCCGGCCCGGAGAACATCTTCTCGATCGCGTCGCTGCGCCCGATCCCCTCGTTCAGGCTCTTGCTGATCTTCTTCTCGCCGGACTTCTTCATCTCCTTCTCGAAGGCGTCGGAGTACGCCTTCGAGTGCCTCTGGCCCGCCCCCTCCATGACCGGCTCGGCCTTGTCGATCTCGTCCTTGATGGACCGGGGCAGCCCGGAGCCGTCCGCCAGGATGCGGACGTAGGCGGTGCCGACCGTCTCACCCCGCAGGGTTCCCACGGAGTCTCCCTCCCTGCGTCTTGCCCATCAGGTCCATGAACGCGGCGCCCTCCGCCTCGGCCTCGACCGGGGTGGGCCTGCGCTCACGGCCGGGCAGCGGGGCCAGTAGCATCGCGTCCCACTCCTCCCGGTCGTCGCTGGGGATGTGCGCTACGCACCAGGCGTAGACGAAGTTGAGGAAACGATGCGAGGGGAGCCGGACGAGATCGACTTGTGGGTACGCGGCGTCGATTTCCGCCCACCGTTCCTCCGCGATGGCGTAGAGGCGGCAGACGGCTGGGTAGGGCGCCCGGACCAGCCCTCGGTCAGAGCCTCGATCATCTCCTCGACCTCCGGCAGACCGAACGGGTCGTCGCGGTCGAGCAGCCGCTCGATCAGGTACGCCTGGGACGGCTTGTCGAACAGTTCGACGAAGAAGTTGATGACGGCGGCGGTGCGGTCACTGGCGCTGGCGTGCCTGCCGGTCGACGCGACGTAGACCGCGATCTGCCCCTCGGTCGGCCGGTAGTGGCGCACCGTCTGGCAGTTCGCCTCGGTGCACTCCGCCGCTTCCTGCTCCCCCGGGCTCTGGGCCTTGGACTTGTCGCACTCCGCGCCGTGGACCAGGAACTCCTCGCCCTCGTCCACCTCGTAGGCGTCGCGGACGGCGGTGACGAACTCTCGCATGGATGCTCCTCTCGTACCGTCAGCCTGACGGTGACGGTGCGAGGCTGCCACTCCCCCCGCAGCAGGGGGGTCCGTTTAGTGACTAAACGGGTGTCAGGGGTTGAGCAGCCAGGACGGGACCTTCCCCCGGATCGCCTTGTGGTTGATGGCGGTCCGCCGCCACGCGGCGAGCAGGAAGTTGTTGGCCTCCTGGCCGTGGACCGACAGCCGGGGCCCACCCGGCCCGTACTCGCTGGACGGGACGTAGAGGAAGTAGCCCTTGTTCGGCACGCTGTGGATGGTGCGCTCCGCGCCCTTGACCCGCCGCCGGGTGAACTTGCCGGTGCGCGGGTCGATCGAGCCCCACAGTTGGGAGAACGCGCCCTCCGGGTTGGCGAACGCACGCCGCGACATGATCGGGCCGGTGGTGCCACGCAGGACGTACATCGTGTGCGGCGCGGACGAGGAGATGAGCCCCTCGACCTGGCGGGGCCCGACCTGGTTGGTGGCGCCCCGGATGCCCGCCGCGAGTTCCCCGGTGCGCTTGGGGGCGAGGTCGATGGCGTGCCCGACGAACCGTTCGGTGACCAGGGTGACCCAGCGGTGGACCAGGTGGCCCGGCTTGTACAGGTCGCGGTCGAAGATGACCGTCGTGACCAGGGCGGCCATCAGGACACCTGCATCGAGACGAGCCAGAACCCGCCGACCACACCACCTGCCGGACCGAGCGGGGTGTAGTAGCCGAGCACCAGGTCCTTCTCGGGGCCGCAGCAGTAGACCGCCTTGCGCAGCGCCATCGCGTCCGCGACCTGCAACGCGGCGTCGGCCTGGAGGTCGGCCGGGTCCGGCGGTGAGCCGTCCTCGTGCGGCATGCTCACGCAGCGCAGGATGCCCACCTCGACATCCATCCCGACCATGCTCCCGCAGTTGCCCGGCTGCTGGTCGGGGGTGCCGATCACCACCGACGGGTAGGCGGCCACCAGGCGCACCCAGGCCATCCCGCAGCCGCCGTCACCGGAGCAGTCCCCGGTGTAGTCCCAGGCCACCTCCTGGCCCGGCAGGATGCCGCAGAAGCAGGTCTTGGGCAGGCCATCGACCTCGATCTGCGCGCACACGCAGGCGGCGACCTGCTCCAACTTCGTCTGGACGTTGTTCGGCAGCAGCACCATCAGGTCACCACGCGGGGCAGCCGCAGGTCCGGGCTCCAGACCTTGGCGCCCTGCCGGATCGGCTCCGGGTTCCACAGCGCGATGAACGTGTCGACCTCGCGGATGCCGGTCATCCCACCGGGGAACGCGCCGGAGGTGACGTCGAAGGTGACGCCCTGCCGGGACACCGTGGTGACCCCCAGCGGCAGGCGGCACTTCTGTCCGGTGCACGCCTTGGCGTACTCCATCGCCAGGATGCCAGCGGCGTACGCGCCGAGCGAGTCCACCGAGTAGCCGTTGAGGTAGGTGACCGCGAACGTGTCCGGTGCGCCGACCGGTGCGGCCAGGTCTTGGCAGGTGGGCCACGGGCAGTCGCCGCTGCCGGTCCACACCAGCCGGGTCCCGTCGACCCGGTAGTCGGTGGGGTCCAGCGTGACGTCCGCGACCTGCACCGCGTCGACCCGACCGACCGGCCCGGGCAGGGTGATCTCGCACAGCGTCTCGCACCCACACTCAGCGAGGCAGCCGCAGGAGTTCACCCAGATGCCGCCTTCGATGTGCGGCCAGAACCCGGCGGTGTGGGAGTAGATGCCCTGCATGTCCCAGTACGCCGGACGCTGGGCACCGCCGGTGCAGCCCGCCTTGCAGGGCCGGACCGTGACCGGGCAGCCGCCCACCCGGTAGCCGGTGAGCCGGGTCAGGGTGGCCGAGGCCAGCGCGACCGCGCGGTCCTTGACCGCGTCGTCCAGCGCGGCCCAGGTGTCCTCCAGGCAGGCGGGGTCGATCGGCCACGGGCAGCCACCCCAGGGGCTCACGGGATCGGTCACAGCGCACCTCCTGAGCGGACAGTAGCCCCGGCGCGGAGGGGGCCGGGGCTACTGATGACCGCGTCCTTACGGCTTGGCTCCGGTGACCCAGGCGGTGCCGTTCCAGTACGCCAGCGACCCGTCGCCCAGGACGATGTGCTGCCCGCTCGTCCAGGCCGTGGACGGGCTCGCGGTCAGCGAGCCGATGTCGGCCAAGTCCTCCGGTCCGTACGAGCCCGTCGGGGTGTACGAGCCGGGGGTGCCTGCCGTCGCACCGGTCGCCGGGGAGCCCAGCGCAGCCCCACCGCAGGTGGGCTCGGGCGGCGCCACCGAGGTGAGCATGACCGCGAGGTGGTCCTTCGGGTCCAGCGGGTCGTCCAGGGGTCCACCGGAGAGGACGTCGTAGGGACCGACGTCCCAGGCGTTGCCGTCCTTGCTGGACGCGCCGGACAGGGTGAAGTTCACCGCGTCGTTGCCGATGGTGAAGTCGCCGATGACGCCGCCGCGCAGGAACGGGATGAGGAAGTAGCCGTACTGCTGCCCCTCGCCCTCCTCGCAGACCGCCGCCGGGACGTTGGACCAGACCTCCAGCGCGAAGCCGGAGTCGCAGGCGTCCACGCCGGAGTTCATCTTGAACCCGATCGACTCACCGGCCGCGTTGAGGATGACCGGCTGACCGGTCATCAACTTGTAGAGGTCGGGGTCGACGCCGCAGAACGCGACCTCGACGGTGTAGCCGGTGAACTGCGGGCAGGGCTCGTCCAGGATGCAGACCTTGCCCGCCGCGTTGGTGACGCTGATGGTGGTCCCTGCGTCGGTGTTCGCGGTGAGCGCCACCGTGATGAAGCCGTCGGAGACGACCTGCGAGTCCGCGCCATTCACGACAGCACCGCAGCCGTCCAGCCGGGTGACACGCATGGCCCGGCCACGCACCAGGGCGAAGCACTTGCTACCAGCCATGACCTACTCCTCCTGACCCGGTTCGGGCGTTGTGGTGCTCCGGCGCCGTCCCCGCCGCACGGGGGGCGACGGGGTCTCGTCCGTGTCTGCCTCCTGCGGCGCGAGGCCCGCCTGCTCGGCGATGTCCCTCGGCACCAGGAAGGCGCCTGCGGTGGTGCGGACCTCCTCGGCGTGGCGACCGTCGAGTTCCTCGGCGGCGGCCAGTAGCAGCGTCGCCGTGTCCGACGGACTCTCCCCGAAGGGGACCTCGACCACGTCGTCCATCACGTCACCTTGACCCGGACGGCTGCCGTGTAGCAGTCGACCGCTGCGACGTAGGGACGCTCGATCAGGACGTACACCTCGTTGGTGGTGCGGTCGATGTCGGCCTGCACGATCAGGTCACCGCGTGCGATCGCTACCCCGCCCGAGGCGTAGGCCCACATCTCACCGGCGGCCGGTGCTGTCCCACCGGGTCCCTGGTTGGGGCAGGAGTACCCGCCACCGGCGGCCACCCGCGACCCGAGCCCGGTCACCAGGGAGTTGCCGTCCCGGCTGATCTGGCCGTTGGTGGTGAGCATCGAGGCCACCGTGCGAGGCAGGTGCAGGATCGGGGTCCCGGCGTACTTGCAGGCCGCGTCACCTTCCAGCAGGCCGAGCGCGGCAGCCGGGGACACCGCCCCACCGGCCGGGGTGAGGTCCGGGGGTGCGGCCCAGGTGGGCCCGACGACGAACCGGTTCTTCATCAGGGCCCGCTCGACACCGACCGACTCCATCGCCTCGAACGCCGCCCGGCCCTTCACCTGGGCGTCGTCCATCGAGAAGCCGGGGCCCTTGCAGTTGATGCCGCCGTACACCGCGAACCGGATGCCGTCGACCCAGCCCGGCTTGCTGAGGAACTGCTTCGGCGACGCGACCGTGGGGCACGGCCACACCGCGACCGAGTCCAGCCGCAGGCAGTTGTAGGACTCGGTGAGCCCCTCCGGTTCGAGGAACGCGATGCCCTCGGTCACCGAGGCCACGTCGAGCAGACCGCCGAACGGCTTCTCCGGTGCGGGGAAGTCGAACGTCGGGGCCCTGACCATCATGTCCGTCATGCGCCACCTCCTCGCTCGGAGGGACCGGGCGGCGCCTGCCCGGCCCCTACCTCACGATCAGACGCAGGTCAGGTTGGCGATGCCGGTGCGGCCCGCGTTGCAGATGGGCAGCGTGACCAGGGCGGCCTCGTTGCACATCTTGGCGACGAGCACGCCCTGCTCGAAGAACAGCGCGGTGTAGATGTTCGCCGCCAGGCTCGCCGCGTCGTAGACCGCGTTGAGGTTGATGACGTCGCTGGTGCCCTTGACGAACGTCCCGGCCGGGTACATGAGCGCCTGGAACGTGGTCGGGTAGGCCACGGCGGGCGGGGCCGCCATGTCCTGCCAGTCGTAGACGAAGGACACCGACAGGTTGCGGCCCGCGAAGTGCGCGGTGATCTGCTGGTCGGTGACGACCGCTGTCGAGTCCTGCCCGGTGCGCAGGGCCAGGTCGGAGCGGATCGCGCCCTTGACCCAGAACGGGACCACGACCTCCAGGGTGGCGGTCATCGACAGGCGGTACTTCTGGCGCAGACCATCCGCGATGAGTTCGAGCCCGCCGAGGGTGTCACCGGCGGTGGAGCCGATGCCCGTGATGACCTTGGCGGCACCGGCCGCGAGGGCCATCGCCGCGATGACCTTGGCGTTGACCTTGTGCTGCTGGGCGACCAGCGAGCCGGACAGCCACCGCTGGACCAGTTCCGGGTAGGCCGCGTTCGTGAGGATCGGGGCCTTGATGCACAGGCCGACGACGTCGAGGCGGACCTCGGTGAACGCCGGACAGGGCACCTCGAAGCAGGTCTTGGGGGTGCCGGAGATGGCCTGCGCCTCGGTCTGGGAGAACCCGATGTTCGAGTAGATCGTCGAGAAGTCCGGGCCGGACGTGTACTTGATGCCGCCCCGGGCCACGTTGACCTCGGGCACCGAGAGGATGCCCTCGGTCGTCTCGCCCGAGCACAGGTCGTACAGCGTCTCGGACGGGGCGCACCAGCCACCGGAGGCGACCAGCGACTGGCCGGGCAGGCGGGCCTCGCGGCTTGCGAAGGCCAGCACCTCCAGGTCGTCGGAGTGCCGGTCGATGGTCAGTTCTGCCGGGAAGTCCAGCCGGAACGAGGCGACCCCGTAGTGCTGGAGGTTCTCGCTCTTGCCGTCACCGGACGGGGTGCCGAACCCGCGCATCCGGTTGAGCAGGGCCTGGCCGACGACCTCCATGCTCTCCAGCGCGGAGCCGGTGGAGAACTCCGGCACGTCGGCGGCGGCGGTGATGGTCACCGGCACGCGGGACTGGGAGGCGGGGGCCCGGCGCGGGCGCGGGACCCTGGTGGCGAGTTCGCGGACCCGGGCTGCGGCCTGGGTGCCCTCCTCGGCGGGGGCGTCCTCGGCGGGCTCGTCGGTCTCGTCGGGCTCGTCGCCGGTGGCGGCCTCGGCCTGGTCCTCGGTGAAGCGGGTGCGCAGCGCAGCGGTGCGCTCGGCCAGTGCGGTCGCGGCGTCGGCGCGTGCCGACGTCTCGGTACCGACGGCGTCGATGGCCTCGGCGTACGCCTCGGCCTGGTCGATCTGCTCGGTGGTCGGCGTCTCCACGGCGATCAGCGCGTCGAACGCGGCGCGGACCTCGGCGCCGTACTCGGCGAGTCGCTCGTCGCTGAGTTCCGCGAGGTTGCTCAGGATTTCCACGGTGGCTCCTACGGGGTGGTCCGGGCGTTGTGCGCTATGCGCTGCTCACCGCCGGGGCACCAAGGCCATCGGGGGGTCTCACCTGTGACGGGACGGTACTCCCTGTCGGGGAGTCTGGATACGGACTCCGCCGTTTAGTGACTAAACGCGCCGCTCAGGTACACGAGCACGACGACGACGCCGGTGCCGAAACCGATCCCGACCACCATCGCCAGGACGACGACGACCAGCACCCCCCGCAGGAATCCCCCCATGCGGCCTACCGAGCGGTGGCGACGTACGTCCCGCCCCCGGCGCGAATCTGCGCAGCCCTCGCCTCGACCTCAGTGCGGTAGATCGTCTTGGCTCCGGTCGGGCTGGTGTAGACGAAGTTCTGGGCCACCTTCGTCGACTTCCCGCAGTTGCAGGGCATCTCACGCTCCCTTCGGCGGCTTGTCTTTGTCGTCCACCGGCGGGTCCACCGGTGGGTCCTCGGGAATCTGCTCCGGGGGTGGTGGCTCCTGCGGGGTGCCGTTCTCGTCGGCGGTGGTGTGCGGGGCCGTCTCGGTGTAGTTCAGGGTGATGTGCGCGTTCGGCGCGACCGTCCAGCCGCGCACCTCGTCGGCGGCCTCCGTCCCGCTGGCGCAGTCGAACATGATGATCGCCGTGCCCTGACCCATCTCAGTCTCCGATCCGGGCAGCGACCGCTGCCATCCGTTCCCGACGGGCCTGCCGGTCCGCCAGGGCGTGCTCGATCTGCTCGGCCAGTCCCTCGGCGTCGACCTGCATGTTGACGGTCATGGTTGCGCCGGTCGCGGCCGGTGTCTCGACTCGTCCGGCCGCGACCAGCGCAGTCTGCAACCCGGCGGCCACGCCGACACGCGGAACCGGGAAGCCCTGCACGTTGACCGCCAGGGCGGCGATCAGTTCCATGCTGCCGCCGATCCGGCGCCAGTCACCCGAGGGCCCCGACGCACGCAGCGCGGCGACCGTCTCGTCCGACACCCCGGGCCGGACCCACCCGGCCAGCCAGATGCCGTGCTCGTCCTCCCCTGCGGCGACGTCGCAGACCGCCGCCGAGGTGGAGTCGTAGTGCGCGAGCGCAGCCTTGGGCCGCAGGCTCGCCGCCGCGTGCCCGCCGCCGAGGGTGATGTTGCCGACCGCCACCGGGCCCCTGTCGGTGAGCACCTCGCCGGTGCGGAAGTAGGCGTAGTCCGACTCGCTGTGCGGCGGCGCCACGCACACGTCCTCGTAGCCGATGTGGCACGTCGACCAGCCCGCGAGGTGGCCGAACACCCGGCCGTCCTCGGTGATGGTCAGCGGGGTGAGCGCGTCCAGGCGCGGGTCGGTGAACCACTCGGACGGGGCGCAGTGCCCGCCGGAGGCGACCAGGCTGATCGCCGGTGCCGCCTCGCCTTCCAGGGCCTGCTCGGTGGGCGCGCGGCCCGGCCAGAAGCCGAGCGCATCGTGGTGCCACTGCGCGCAAATCTGGTTGAGGAAGCGCACCTTGTCCGGGGAGTTCTCCCCGATCTCCTCGCCGACCTCGGCGCGGCAGCGGTCGAAGTCACCGGCCACGCCCCAGCCGACCTTCTCGTAGCCGGGCTGGCCGGGCACGGTCCAGTAGTCGTGGATGCGCTTGGTGGGGACCGGGTCGGTGATCCAGCCGGGGCCGCGACCGAACTGCTCGGGCAGTGTGACGGCCGCCGCGAGCACGTCCGGCGGGTCCTCACCGATCTGGCCGTACGCCCCGCGCAGGCAGGTCTTGGCGGATGCCTTCGCTGACGAGGGGGCCTGGGTCTGGTTGAACCGTCCGGCGGCGGCGTGCACCCCGTTGCGGTTCAGCGCGCCACCCGGCTCCTTGATCGGCAACTTGTGGTCGGACTTGCTCATGGTGTCCGCGAGGTGCATGCAGCACGCCGACTTCCACTGCGCCTCGGAG